CCGTTACAAATATCAATTCTGTAACCAATAGTAACAATATTGTAACTGTACAATGCTATTCATTAGTGCTACTATATAATCAAACATTTAGAAAGGTGGTCTGTGATTATGATTAAAAGAAGTGCGACGAAGCTTTATTGTTATCTGGATGGTGAAAAGTATTGTGATGTTGTTGTGTTGGCATTATTTGCTAATATTTCAGTAAGTGAAGCTAAGGAACTACTTATCAAACAATTTCCGCAGATGAAAGTTACTTTTAAATTAAAATGAGGTGACAGATATGACAAATTATAGATATTTTAAACTTACAGAAATTTCATCAGTACGAGCATTAGTACCGTTTGCAATTGCAAAGAGTGAGGTTGAAACGGATGCTTGTTCTTATGTGGCGTTTGGAGATGATATTGTTATTAGGCTTGATATGGATAAAAGTGCAATATTTGAGATCGATATTATACTAGCTGACATTATAAGGAGGTACAACAATGACCAAGAAGACAATTAAACAATTAGAACTAATGATGCGAAGGGAAGTTATGAGATTAGAAAAGTTCTTTACTGAAGACTATTTAATTAATTCAAGAACTGAGAATATACTTTCGGAACGATTAAGAGCAATGGAGGAAAAAAGATATTGTTTTGTCAATTAGTAAGATTTTAGCAAAGTGTGATTTCTGCCATAATAATACATACCGTTATAAATGTCTAAAGAATATGCCTTGCTCAACATGCATTTATAATTTTCTTAAGAAGCGATTAACTGATATGAAAAACGAGAATAAAAAAGGTTCAGGTAATACCTGAACCTTTTTTATATTAACTTTTGTCTATTAACGCACCATAAACTAAGCAACTAGAATCTCCGTCACGTTTTCCTTTTGTTGTAGCTCCAGCACCCCAAGTCATCCCCAAACCGCCATATTGACATTGCAGCCCTACAGCATTAGAAGAACCGTGAACGGGTGATATTACTATGCTACCACTTCCGGAACGCAGTACGGTATCGCAACCAGTCGCTGTAAGACTTTCAAAATGGACAGTGCTTGCAGCAGTACAGTTAAAAGCCGCGCTATAATTACCAGCGGTGACGTTATTTACTATAATGTTTTTACCTGTTACTGTACAGCTTTGAAAGTTTAAAACTGCTGTATTCGTCAAATTCTGTAACTGTATATTATAACATCTTGCAAACGTGCAACTAGCAGCAAAACCGTAAGAATTGTCATTTCCTCCATAGATTACGCATGCTTGCGCCATATTCCTAACTGTAAAGCCTTTAGTAACATTGTTAAGGAGCCAATAAGTAACGCCCGGCCTATTTCCATAGGTTCTAATAGCGTTAAATAAACTATTCATGGGTGAATCTTTACTCAATCCATCACCCATAGCTGTTTTACTTTCATCAACATATACCGTAAACTCTTCATGAGAAATTCCTTTTTGAATGTCACCATAACCAAAAGGCATATATCTTCCGCACAATGATTTATCATTTCCAGCGGCTACCGTTCTAATTCCGTAATAATCAACAATAACGCATTCTTGTTCATATCCTGAATAAGGAATAGGGATAATCCACCATTGCTTGATATTACCGGTTTCAAGGTCGAATGTTGCAATCCTTGTTTCCGCCTGCGGATATGCTTCGTTAAGGAATACGCTGGAAGATAAACACCACATACCATTATAACAGAAAGAACCTTGTGTCACTGTATACTGGAACGAGTTAGGAAGCAACGGGTTAGGCCTATTAGCATGATTCAGTTGAACTTGATGAATTAATTCCCAAGTATCAGGGTTATAGATATACAACCCCCCGCCATAAACGTATAAACATCTGTTAACTGGATCATAAGCAACATTAGAAACCGGCGCTGTAATTTCAGGCAACGTCTTTTCAGTCCATGGACCCTTGTAACTTTTCGAGGTGCAAATGGTTCCGTTATCGGTCATAGGTGCAACGTAGTAAGTTGAAGTATATCCATTAAATGTAATATCGTTACCATGCCCCAATATATCCGGCCCTGTGGTTACCGCCACAACCTTAAAATCTTTATTATAAAGTATTACTTGATGTTCTGCTGATAACGTAACATATTGGATACTTCCCCCCGTATAATTAATGTCAACGCAACATCCGCCTTGGACGGTCGATGTCATTCTAGAATCACTTTGAATATAGTCATAGCCATTAGTGTTTATATCAATATTTTTAGTATATACAACGCCAGCATTTGCGGTTAAATTGTAATTATTCAGATATTTTTTATCTATATACTGAGGATTAGTTAAATTAAATTCCCCGCTAATATTGCAAGGCGTGTTAGTATTACTAGCATAATTAATTAAAGAGGTTAAAGATGTGTCAATGCTAGAACTGGCGTTTGTTGCTCCGAATTCTTTTAGCGTAGGGGTTCCGATGGGGCACGGGTACGCATATAAACCATTAGAAACAGGTATTTCAAAATCAAATTGTTTAGGTTTATGAATCCAATATAGGCAAGCTCCGTCTGTGTTTATACCTTGGTATGACGCGGTAATCGCTACAGAATTATTTACTATATCGCTGTCAGTTTTCATAGCGTCAACGTTTAAATAGAAAGTAGGCGCTTTAAGGAACGCCGCGATAATAGCAGCAAGTTCGCCGTTCTTTTTCATATCTTCTAATTTATTATTAATTTCTTCTTGAACATCAAGATTTTTAAAATAATTATTGATATATTCAAGCGCATTATTTAAAGTTGTTTCAAAATCATCTGTTTTGGCGGAAAGCGCTTTAAAACCTTCAATTGCCTTTTTTACTTCACTAATAATCCAATCAAGATTTAAATCATGAAAATTGCTATAAGGAAATTGCTCAAATGCCATTATAATCATCCTTTCATTAATAAACTAATAAACAGAATCTTTCTTTGAACTGGTCTATAATGTAATCGGCTACTATAAATTTAGAAATATCAATTTCACTTTGGAGCATTTGCTGGCTAGTAGTTACCCCGATATTGCCATATAGGTGCCCGGAATGTGCTCCAATTGCTGAGTTATTAGAATTAGTGTTTGTATTATCAGTATCAGTATTATCAATACTATCAATATTGCTGTCAGTAATTCCCCTGTTAAATGCATTAACTTGATGTTTAGTACTACCTTTTCTATTTAAATTAGAATTGGTATTTGAATGTGTTGTTGCTGTATTGCTATCAAGCCATTCCTCAAATCTATCATAATTATAAATAGGGTCATATTCTAGTTGCATGGCTTTATACATACGCTCCCAGCTTTCTAGCTGTTTATTTGACCATAGCCCGATAGCATTTTTCATTATATCAGGCTCCGGGTATATAATTTCCATTTCAGCACATTCTAATAGAATATTATTAATAATTAGCTCTTTATCCATCCCATCAGGAACAACAAACAAATTAAAAATTGAATTATCATAATTATACAGGCCTAGAATCGACAGCCATGCCTTCATTCATAGCACCTCCCCCATTCTCTAAAGGATTTACACGCCAATCAACAGAAATTAAATCCGTTTGAAACATATTGTTTGCTTTTTCGCATTGTTTTTTTAATGTTTTAAGCCACATATCGCAGCGTGTAAAGGTTTCTACATTATTAGCGTTAACCTCGTCGACAATTTGCCTTTCCTTCTTTTCGGTGTTGGCATTTGGTAAACCAATATCTTGCGCAAATTGATTTTCTATTTTCTGAAGGTCTACCAAAATATTGCTTGCAATATAATTTTTGTTTAGGTCAGATTGAAAATACTGAAACAAAGGATCCCCTTGATTATTAACTAGCTTATTGTCATAAAATACGGCGCTGTCTCCACGGTTCACCATATCAAGCATTTTTTTGAAGCTTTCCGCTGTACTTTTATTTCTAGCGGCGAATGCATAGGTTAGCTTACTATTAAACATATTTAAAGAAAGCGCCTCACTGGTAATCGCCATCAATTCAGCATAATAATTGACTAAATCCATAATTCCGCCATAATCAGGCTGCATATAAATTAAAGTGCATTGCTTATCAATAATCAGCTTCCTAGAGCCTTTTAAAAGCGGATTAGCCACCACACAAAACAAGGGTTGATAAAATACATTATAGCCGCCAAGTGTGCAGCCGTTCGCAATAACCCCGAATTTATCGGTATTGAAAATAGTAAAGCTACCCCAACAATAAAGGCAGTATAATAGGTAGTTTTCGGCCCAAAATTCGGGGAACTTCCATTTAAAGGTACTCATTGCTTTCTGAAGTAAATAGCGCCTAAAATAGCCCGTTAAAGCAACGTTTTGGCTGTGTACTGTAGAGGGTGAAATTTCGCTATTATAAATATTAATATGGTTATAATCATATGGAGCGCCTTGTCTGTAAATATCATTCATAGAAAAAACCACCTTCTATATAATTTCTAATAGATTCTAATTCAATATCAGTGCATGGGATTTCAATATCAGCATGATAACCCATAATAAAACCACTCATACTATTAATGGTTTTAGCTGCATAGACTGGAGAGCCTAAATCTGGAATTGATGATGATGTTATATGTCTAAAAACAGAATTTACTATACAAGCATTTCCTTCACTAATAATTCCAGATCCTCCAATACTTGAGGATTGCGGCGTTAGTCGCTGACTAATATTATATGATGCAGATATTGCGGATAGTCCTGCACCTGCAATATTGCCTGTTGCTAAATTAGTAACCATCGGCAGTAATGAAGTTGTTAAAAATATTGAATCTAGTCCGGCTTGTCTAACTCCTGACAATGGTATAGGTACGCCAATAGTACAAGATTCTTTATAATATGTCCCAGCATTAGATGTTATTGTAATAACACCCCTGCCAGTAACCCCATCAATACGCACAGTTAAAGTGTTATTACCTTGTCGCGCTAAATCAGATGGTAATTGAATTATGCCCACCCTTGGGACATATATAGAATAGTCGCTAAAGGGTTCATAATTTAAATATGCTTGTGGTGTAGATTGCGGATGGTCTGGTAATGAAAACGTTACTGTACGCATAAACTCAGTACCAAGCAAAGTACCTAATGATGACGCGTCCCAGTACCCTATTCTTGCTGGTACATCCAAAATTGTTGATTGAGTTAATGGCAACCATATAATGGATGTGATATAATCAATAGGATTAAAACGAGTTTTCCAACTTTGATCAAACTGTGACCATCCATCTGATACGGTTCTTAAAAATTCATCAGAGTAAATAAAGCCTATAAACCTAGTTAACCTTGAATAATCAGCCATATAATACTTAGGGATTCCACTATCAGAAACCAATCCTATAACAAAAGTACCATTATTTAATGGTGTGCCTATTTGTGATAATGACCACAGATCAGCAGTAGCTTGTTTATCAACAGTAATTTGATTAGTAATAGGATAATAAGGATCTTTTATATAATAATTAGCGCCCGAAGTTGCACGCAAAACATAAATATTTTGTTTTCCTATTTCAGTCCTCCAGCTTGCCAAAGCGTCAACAGACAGCGAAGCAATCCAGCGCCCGGCGTCCCATGTCCAGTTAGAAACAAAATAATAACGATGAGTGCGCCAAATATATGCGTAATTATAAGCATATGGTTCAGAATCAAGAATTAATTCTATGTTAGGATTTAGCATGTCTGTAGGACTTAGAAAATTAATATCAAATAATGTGCCATTAGTTGGTATTTTTGTGCTATTCTGTTTTTTAGAAAATGTATAAAGATAACATTCCAACGCTTGCACCTCCTAAAAAAGCCCCGAATAAACGGGGCTTCGGGTTAATCCAGAAGAAGAACAATGCCGTTTTCCGTGAAATCATTATAATAGCATTCGTCCCAATGCCACCATAGATTGGTATAACGGCCTGCGGCATTATGCGGCGTTACGCCCATAGTTTGATTTTTAGGCATAAATCCAATTGCTTCCTCGTCGAAAATAACGCCTAGGACTTTATTAATTTTTTGTTCTACACCAGTTTCAAGCGTGCCATCCTCTGCCTTTGTATATACAGGCGTCACGTCTATGCTGTCCGGTGAATCAATGGATTGCCAGAAGTTAACTCCTTCATAGTCAACCATTTTCATACTATCGCGCTGGAACAAATCAGACAAAACCATCGTCCGCGCCTGGCTCATGAAATCGTTGAACAAGTAAACCTTTTGTTTTTCTTTAGGCGTGTGGCGCTTAACTTCATTATCCTTAATGTTAATATGCCATAGCTGAGTGCGTTCCGTCAGACGATTACTGAAAACCTCAATCCTGGCATATAGCCAGCGCACAAAGGCGATAAAGTTGTCTGATTTATAAATATCATTCACTGTTAATTCTTGACCGGTTAAAGTGTTGTATTCTGTGAGCAGATGAACCACGCATGATTGATTAGCAACATTAACACCACCGATAAAGTTCGCAATAGTAGCCCTTGCTACGTTTTCATGCACCTGTTCAATCTGGCTGTTAATGTTAACCATAACACCATTGAAGAATTGTGCCCACTCTTCAGGATTTCTTAAAGCCATGTCAAGTTGATTGTCGTAAAAGGTTTTATGCTTGGCATATGTGTTAAAACCATAGAAATTAGTTTGAACTACGCGCGGCTTATTGACGGTGTACATGTCAATAGATTGTCCCTGCTGTAATTCAAAGGCGGGCGAATCCTCAAAATCATCATCAAGGTAATTTACTTTACGTGTATGATTGCCGAACCGTTCCGGACTCGCTCTAAGTCCTGCAAATTTAGCATTATATGGTCTAATGCTAAAAATTGTACGGGTCAATACCTGTGACATCGCGGTCAATAACTTATCATATCCAGTAAGTAAAACCGTTGTCGCTGCTGAAACAAACGACGAAGTATCAGTAACCTTCAAATTCGTTTGACCTGTTGCCTGATGTACAATTTCATTAAAAACCGTTGCAGCCTGGTTTACTGTTAGCTGATTAACACTCATTCGTTATCACTCCTCATATATTCGTTAATTGTAAAGCTATTACGCTTTACTAGGTGGGTTAATGATTGCGGCGGTTATAATATCATCAACACTCTGGTCTTTAGGATAATCACCGCCGACGGTTTGAATATTATTTGCATGAATTGCGCTAGTTAAAGATTTTAGCGTTGCGTTAATTTGGTCAAGCGCCTTTGATTCAATAGCTGAGTTATCGACAGCAGGCGCAGCAGGCGCGGCAGGCGCAGCAGGCGCAGCAGGCGCAGCAGGCGCGGCAGGCGCAGCAGGCGCGCCCTGCCCTTCGTTATGCTCTGCGGCAACAAACTGTAAAATCTGGTCAGCTTTGAAGCCCGCTTTGCATAGTTCAACAATATCATTTACTTTCATCTTTAGAACCTCCCTTTATTTTGTTTATAATGCTTTCCAGAAAATCCTTAATATTAGGATTTAATGCGCTGAGATTTTCAATAATGCTAGTTATTTCCATAAATGCAAGGTACGCTGCCGCTATAACGGTTATTGGAATATTAATTGTAATATTTAAATAAGGTAAGCACACCTCAACAATATAACACAATACAACGGCTAGGAAAATCCCAATTTTCCGAAGGCCTCCCTTGCGCATTTCACTTGATGAATACGAGTTGTTATAAAAGGCTTTTACTAATCCGGTTATAATATCTAAGATAATAAATACTATAACAACAAGAAAAGGAATGAAGCTTGCACAAGTCATCACTTCACCCCCTTTCTTTGTTATGGCCCTAATCAATCAAGTTCCTAGTGTGCGTTGAACTGTACCGGCGCGCCCTTCCGAGGCCTGCACATTGGCCGGTTTGTTAGGAATACCATAAGTATATATTACTTCTAATATAACTTTTTGTCAATCAAAATATTTTTGAAATGCGATTTCACAGGCTTCATCTTCAAAGGTTATCAGATTATCCATGTAATCCATCCATAAATGTATATAGTGGCTTTTAAATCTTGCTATACCTATGTCGTCAGTTGTGAATGTTTCAGGATTTCCTGACTTATGATGTGATATATAATAGTCGCCCTTTCTATTCGCATAAATAGTAATTTCTCCGATCGCCGCTATAGCGTTATAGCCCTTTAGAGAATGTGATTCAATTTTACTCCCTGTATTATAATCAAATTTATTACTAATAGACATGTCATAAAAGCGGGTGCCCTTGGTTTGAATATATAAGGCCTGTTCTTTTTTCTTACGGCTAATTTCAGAATAGCGCAAATCTATTAAACAGATTTTACGCTCTGGCATGAATTTAACCTCAATGCCTTTTTTCTCCATATTCATGAAATGCTTAATCAAGCCTAGCTCTAAAAATAAGCTACAGCCTATATCTTCGCTATTGCTCGCTGCTATTGCAAGTAAAGGCTTCTGGCCTTTAAACTCACGGTTACGGTTTATCGTTTCATAAGCATTAAAAAAAGCAGCAGCTTCACCTTTTATTTTTTTCTCGTGTCGTTCTGGTATAAATTCATCATAAAAGAATAATTTCATCCATTCACCGCTAAGGCCGCGCAATTTAGAAAAGGTTGTTAAGGCCCCAGCTACTCCAATAGCCTTGCCACTTGGTTTTATTATCTCGTCTTGCTCAATACCATAAAAAATACCCGCCGACACCTTGGTATTTTTTTTCATTATTATATTTATGTTGTGGTCTTTATTGTATTGATTAAAGGGGTTTAATTCATCAGTTAATATAGTATCAAAGGCTAATTGTGTACGCCTTAAATATGTAAAGCCTATATTATTGGTTAAAACATAATCAAAAACCCCATAGGTTTTACCTGTTCCACGGCCTCCAACTATATAAATAAAGGTAATGCCCTGCGCTTCACAGCGCTTCACAATTTCCGGAACATTCAGCCATTCGTCCGGTGTATATAACCATTCTGTTTTCATCCTTAACACTCCTGTAATGCGAAAAAAACAGCCGTCCGGCTGTTTTTTCGCTCTGAAGATTTTTAGAAAGGTAGGTTTTCCTTGTTATCTTTTTTAGGCTCCAACATGTGGAATTGAACCGCTACCACGCGCAAAATTTGCACATCTTTATATTTATCATTTTTAAGAAATCCTTGAACGGAAATCAAACTGCCTTTTGTGCAATACTTAGCCAGTGTTTCAGCTAGCTTATTCCAGAAAACAGTTGAAATAAACACGGTTTCTTCTTTGGTGTTCTGTACTGCAATACTACAGGAAACAACTGGTTTCCCTCCTTGCGTATTGCGAAGCTCCGGATCTGCTGTAAGACGTCCAACAAAAGTAACATTGTTTAACATTGCGCACACTCCTTATAATTTAAGTATTAATTATATATTATATTATATTCTAATCCATGTCAAGACATTTAAGCAATAAATGACAATCTTGTAATAGCCTATTATATTCGGGAATTATTCCAAGCTGATAGGTTGAATCTTTAATCACTACGTTGCGGGTTATAGGTATCATCCGGCCCTCTGCTTCTATTTCTTTTATCTCTGGAAAGTCATTATATACGCTTTCTGTACCTCCCGCCTTTACAAAGGTGAAAGAAGGCCCATCTCCACTATTTAAAAGCGCGTTTAAACCTCCATGCTCTTCTAGTTCTTCACCTCCTAACTTTTTATTGACGCCCGAAATGGTCACGCCGACTTTTTCTTTGCCGTCTTTAATATAGGTAAAGGCGTATTTTTTAGCGCCCCAGGTTATAAACCTATTGTAATCCTTATCAGGTGTGAACATCCCTATATAATGACGATTCCCCGCGTTATCTATTGCAGAAAATCCTTTTTCCTTTGCTATTGCTTTCTGTCTATGGTTGTAATCTGTAAAATCTACAGAACCCAAATACTTAACAGAATCAGTGTCACAATAAATAGCATTATCTCCCGCCAACTTCAAACCCTTTTCAAGCATTAATCTACAATAGCATGTTGTCCACACGCCCCATTGATAAGGTAAAAATGCCCTTTTATTATGTTCTTCAAGTAATTCTTCAACACTTTTACGGTTATCAATAACAAATAAATCTAAATCGTCAATATTATTTCCTATATATTCTTGAACAGCTTCCCTGTTTTCAAAGGCTTCTACATCAATATATAAATTACTTTCCTTTACTGGATCCTGGGCAGTCATTCCATAAATAGAATTTAATAGCGCTTTTAATCTGCTATATTCGTATTCGTGCGCATCGTCACCCTTTAGCTCTGTTTTCTTTGTGTACCATACTTTAAGTAATTCAAGATAACAAACCGGTAAATAATCATAATTGGAATAATAACAATTTATAAATAAAATATCTTTAATATCGTATTCATCAATAATAATTTTTAAATCAATATCGGTTATGGTAGTCTCAATATATTGGCCTTGTAATAATCTGCCATTATCTTCTATAGTCCCCACGCATTCCCTGCATTTAGCCTTTGCTAAATAAGGAAAACCCCAGTATTTACTTTTTAATTTGAAATCATAAAAAGCTACACGCATGAGCAGCGCCTTTCCTTTGTTTAATAAATCGGTTAATCTATCATATGAAATATACTTTTCTTCTACTGGTTTGAATGGGGTCATAGGGAATTTAAAGCACGCTTGTGCCGCTGGATATGCACTTTCTAGGTCCATAGTTTTAACATTTTCAACAATGTTTCCCACATAATAACGGTTTGCATGGGTATTGCCTCCCCTGAATGCTTCCCGTAATGCTTTGTAAACCTCATACCTTGGCATAATCTCCCTAAGCCATGTGCGATTCACGCCGCGCATAGCTTTTTTAGCTTCTCTTCTAACGTAGCCCGTGCTAGTAAGTGGTATAGTATATAAAGTATCATTGTAATTTTTTAACCGACTATGCACAGCTTCAACCAATCCCAGAACGTCATTTTGACAATATAACAATTCATCAGAATCTAATGGCGTCCATGGATAACGAATAATATTATAATCAAAATCGTATTTTTCGCTATATTTACGGTGTTCTACATTTTCAGCCTTTGTAAATTCCAATAATGACATATTAGAAAGCCTGTAAGAACATCTAAATTCTAGCTTATTAAACATTGTGCATTTTAAAATAGCGCGTTTATCTACTGCAAAAACTTCTTCAGGTTTAAAATGATATATCCCAGATAAAAACGTAAATTCATAAGATAAATTATGCACATATATTACCAGCCGTTCATTGTCTCTTAGCTGGCTGCAAATTTGCTGACATATTTTTAAAAACTCTTCCCATGTTCTACCTACAATCGTATATTCAAGCCCCATTTGAAATTGCCACACATACATAAAAGATTGATACCGTGGAACAATCTCCTTTTTTATTTTGTCGTATTCTTCCTTGTATTTAATCTTGCTAGTCTCTATATCAAAAGCGCACACAATGTCTTTATAATAAAACGGCTCACCCTTATAAGCATTATTCCCAACCGGGCGCTTTTGCCGTTTAATTTGCTTTAAATCTGTTGTATATTGATTGGTTAATAGCATTATAATCACCTAGAATTTTAGTTTCTCGTAGAATTTAGAACGGCTCATTCCTACCGCTTGCCTATCAAAATCCGGAAGCTCTCGAATCTCGGGTATATGTTTTCTGAATACGTTAATTCTTCGCAATAATATATGCTGCGGAATTTGCTTTTCTTGCGCCACGTTAAATAGTTCGGCTATTTGTTCACTATCGTAAATTTTTCCACCGTATTTTTCACGTGCATAATTCATAAATTCTATAAAATTCCAATAATTTTCATCTGTTATATTGGGGTAATTCTTTTGTAAGGACTTTAACATCTCAGCTTTTGCTTTTTTCTGGCCTTTTACGGTCGAGTAACTACTAGCAACAAATTTGCTCACTGCTGTTAATTCATAAGCCAACCCTTTTACATCCTTCAAACTTCTAGCTGTCGGAAAACCTTGAGAATTAGCCTTAAATGTAGCACTTTGATTAAATTCTGTTTTTGATAATCTGTCAAGCCTTTTCATCGCTATGCTTCTTAGTCTGGTATATTCATGCCTTAATTCCTTTTCACTAAATTTTCTAACTAAGCTATATGGATTATAAACGTTGTAGTCTCCTAGCTTTAAATTGTTATTATTCAAATAAACCACCTTGCTTTCTACAATAATCAATCCATGATTCCTTGACCATGTCCCGAATAATGGCGCTGCGCGTCTTATCGGTCAGCAAAACTATTTTATCTAAAATTTCGAGCGTTTCACGTGAAACAGTGATTGAAATCGTTTTTGCTTTTTCCATTATATCAATTCCTTTCTTTATTAAAAAAAGCCGATTAATCGGCTTTTTCTACGTCGTTAATGCTAACCCATGAATATATTTCCTGTAAAAGTAAACGGTCTGCTTTCACTTGCATAACGGTGAAGTTAACCCCTTTATAATATTCTGGAATTAAAACACTCACGCCAGCATAATATTGAGCGCTTTTTTTTATTTTTACTATGTCACCTTCTGCATAACCTGAAGCTGTCAGAATCTTTATTTTTACGGTTTGTCCTGTATATATAATATTTGGATTTGTTTTATATTCAGGATTCCAAGCTAATAATTGCGATAAAGTCGCACCATATTTAGACGCTATCCCAGAAAGTGTATCTCCTGATTTAATAGTATAAACTATAAAACCATCTTCAGCTGGCTTTTCCGTTATATGCTCTGGCATAATATTAATGTCAAAATTAACCCCGTCAATTTCTAAAATTCCCGTCTGGCAAATGTCCCATGAATAGTTATCTCTATAGTTATTGGAAGGGTCGGAAAACCATAATAAAAATTCTTTGCTATCATAGTCAAGACCTTTAAAGTATGAGGTAATATAATCATAATTAGTATAAATTCCGGTTTTTATATTATAGCGCTGTAAGTAATGATGAAAACTTAAGAACATGCTTTTAGTCAATGCTTGTGTTGGCCTCTTCTGGTATCTTTCGTAATAATAATTTACCGAATCATATTCATAATCAAAAAATACACCTATATTAATATTTGATAAATAAGGCTTAATGGTTTGATAACATAAACTAGCTTCAGCCTCTGCGTCTACTTCGTTCGAAGCATAACTAAACCAATAAACACCAATATCAAAGCCCTTGTCAATAGCTTCAGTTATATTTCTTATGAAATAAGGATCTTCCTGTTTTTCATACATCCCATAGCCTGCGCGTATGATTGCAAATGTGTACCCATACTCTTTAAGCCTAGACCAATCGACAACGCCTTGATATTTGCTAACATCTACACCCATTAATAAAGTCATTTTTGTTCCTCCTTAATATACAATCTTTCCAGCCAATATTTTCTCACAAGTACGAACAAGTTCATCATCTAATTTAACAACTTTACAATATTTTCGTAAATAAGCAATTAATATTCTGCACCGAAATTCTAGCGTTTGCCATTTATCTAGGTATTCATTACACTTAGCTTTATAGTCAATCAATTCATGTTCTGCATCGTGCAATATACCTAAATTCTTTAATGGTTGATTGTTATTTTGGCAAACTGTTTCTATAAAATGTAAGACCTCGATACAATTTACACTAGTTTCCCGCAAAAAATCCATAGATTCACGTTTATTCATCGCTATCCTCCTTCTTTATTGAATCAGTGTCATCATAAGTAATTTTAAATAAGTACGGATATGATACCAAAAATAATGGCTCACCTGTTTTATAGTTCTCATTTAAAACTATTAAATTATTTAATTCTTCTTTCGTCATAACGCCCACCCTTTCTAAATGTTTGATTATATAATAGCACTAATGAATAGCATTGTACAGTTACAATATTGTTACTATTGGTTACAGAATTGATATTTGTAACGGTGTTACAT